GCAACCAGTACAGGTATTCAAGTTCTTACAGTAACTCAAACTAGTCATGGTTTGACTACAGGAAACTACGTTTATTTTTCAAGCATAGCATCTAATCCATGCGGTATTACTAAAGCTATTTTGCAAAAGGCTTTTCCCGTTACCGTAACTGGAGCCAATGCTTACACTATAGACATTAGCACTATAACAGCCCAAACCACAGGATCAACTGCCGCTTCTGGTGGTTCTGTAACTGTTTACACACCAGCCGCTCCTTTACGGGCTTGGAATACGGCAGCAACTGTTGGTGTAGGTCAACAAATTCGTTTGTGGACTAATGACAATTATGGTCAAAATTTATTCATTGCTCCTCGTGGTGGTTCGATTTATTATTGGATAGCAGCATCAGGTACAGGAACTAGAGCGCAACCCTTATCAACTTTATCTACTAACGCTGGATATTCTGGAACCTATGTTCCAACCACTACCTATCAAGTTTTATCTTCAGCTATTCAAAAGTTTGTAATTGCTATGGGAGCAAATCCCTACACTTCTGGCACTCCTAACACTACATTTAATCCTATGCTGGTTCGTTGGTCAGATCAGTTAAACGAATATCAATGGGTTCCAGCCGTGACAAATCAGGCGGGTGAATTTACCCTTACCAATGGCTCTTACATTATGGGCGCTAGGGCAACCCGTCAAGAAATTTTGATTTGGACAGATTCTTGTTTATATTCTATGCAATACCTTGGAGCGCCATATGTTTGGGGCTTTAATATTTTGATGGACAACATATCTGTTATGTCTCCAAACGCCATGATTACAGCAAACAACGTAACGTATTGGATGGGAACCGATAAGTTTTATATGTACTCAGGACGGGTAGAAACTCTTCCTTGTTCATTACGCCAGTTTGTATTTAATGATATTAATCAAGATCAAGCATACCAAGTATTTGCTGGATTAAACGAAGGTTTTAATGAAATTTGGTGGTTTTATTGTTCACAAAACTCTACTCAAATTAATAAATACGTTATTTACAATTATTTAGATCGGGTATGGTATTACGGCACTATGGCTCGCTCTGCATGGTTAGATTCTGGCATTCGCCAATATCCTATTGCCGCTGATTATAATAATCGTATTCTTTACCATGAAAATGGAGTGGACGATAATGCTACTCAAACTACTACAGCCATTGATGCATATGTTCAATCTTCCGATTTTGATATTGGGGATGGTCATAATTTTGGGTTTGTTTGGCGCATACTACCTGACGTTAACTTTAATGGTTCTAGTATTAACAATCCTGCCGTTACCATGACTATTAAACCTAGAGTTAACTCTGGTACAGCTTATGGGGTAGCCAACAACCCTACTGTAACTAGCGCCAATAATTATGGTGCAGCTTCCGCTTATAACATCCAAGAGTTTACTGGACAGGTCTATACCCGTTTACGAGGCAGACAGTTAGCTTTTAGGATTGAATCCACAGGAATTGGGGTTAACTGGCAGTTAGGTAGCCCTCGTATTGATATTAGACCAGATGGCAGAAGATGACCTATAACGGAACACTACGACCCTCAAAAGCGCCCAATTTACCAGTTGCGCCTACGGAATACGATCAGCGTTATGTTGATATGTTAACCAATGCTTTAAGACTTTATTTTACTCAAATTGATAACACTATACAGGGGCTAATCGTGGCTGCACAAAATACTGAAAGTACTACTTCCGCTGATTGGTCAATGCAAGTGGCTCGTGGTCTAGTTACTGGCGCTAGTCAAGTTAATATTTTTGCCTTTTCTGATTCTGTTAAAACTACGTTTTATACGTTATGGGAACTAACAGGTACTACGCAATATGCTTTCCCTGCATCTGCGGTAACAATGACCCTTGCCAGTACATCTGCTTCTGACAATACAAGAGCAACCATTGTTGTTAGTGGACTTAATTCAAGCTGGGATGCTATAACAGAAACAGTAACGCTAAATGGCACTTCTAATGTAACTACAACTAATCAGTTTTTGCGTATTAACAGCATGGTTATGACTAGCACAGGCACAGCACAAACTACTAACGTGGGCATAATTACGGCAAAAAATGGGGGTATTACTTATTCTCAAATTAACGCTGGAGTGGGCAGATCACAGGCTGCGGTGTATTCAGTACCCAATGGTTACACAATGTACATCACCTCAATTAATGCTTTTAACGGTGATGCTGCGCCTGGAAATGCTATTAATTATCAAGTAAAAAGCACTAATAATAACCTACCCAACCCTGTAACGCTTACCGTGCTTCAAACGGCTTGGGATCAAAAATACCAAGTGGTTCGCAATAACCCTTTTCCCTATACTCAAAAAAGCGATCTTCAATGGCAATATTCTACCGCCAGCGGAACGCATTCTGTAGGATTGATTTTGCAAGGCATTTTAATTAGCAATACAGCCGCATAACATGATATTATTAACCCCAAACAGTTTAAACAGGTGTTCTTATGGCAGACTTTGGAATCGGTGAAACTATAGCACTTAGTGCGGCACTTGGCGCTGGTTCTGCTGCCATGAAAAATCAAGATCCTTTAAGAGGAGCCTTGATTGGTGGTGTTTTGGGTGGTGCAACTGCTGGCGCTGGGTCATTTTTTGGTGGGGCTTCTGGCGAAGTTGGGAGTTTAGCTGGCGATAGTTTAGCCGCTACCAACGTAGCAAATGTAGGCGGTGCAGAAGCAGTACAAAATACTGTTGGTCAAGCAGGAATTGATCAGCTTGTTAAAGATCAAGCTTTGCAAGATCAAGCCCTTGGTCAAGCCATGAATAATATGGCACAAACTAATCCTAATGTGCCTTATGATCCAATGCAAGCAAGCCAAGAAGGATATCAATTAAATAATGCTACTTCGCAAGCGCCAGGTTTAAACACTACCACTCAAAACGTACCAAATATACCAAAACCAAATATTTTTGATAAAGAATATTACAACCAAAGCAACAAAACTATGCTTGGTGATGCTCCATTAACTGGTATAACTAAAATGGCTGCTCCCGCAGTTGCTTCTACATTTACACCAATGCTAAACACTGCTGCAAATAAATATGGCGTTCCTCCTACAGAACATTACACAGGACCGCTTTCTAAATTTAAGTATGATCCTAACAATTACCAACCTGTTGTAGTTAACCCGCCTAACCCACCATATCAACCAAGTTATGCTGGATATGCTGGATATACTGGGTATGCTGAGGGTGGAATTACTCAATTAGCTACTGGCGGGTCTGCTCCGCTAATTGGAACTCCAGCACAAAACACTACTATGGATAGTAGCGTTGGTAACAATGCTATGTTTCCTATGAGTGAAATGGCTAGATCTTACTATGCCACCCCTACCCAATTGCCAGCTGGCATTAATTCTAATAACAACCCTAACCCTGCTTCTCCAGATGGAAGCATGTTTGGTTATGGACCAAGATTAGATAGCGGTACTGGTCAAATGATGAATAACTTTGCCGAAGGCGGCATTGCTGGACTTTTGAAAGGACGTGGTGATGGCATGTCTGACGATATACACGCAACTATTAATGACAAACAGCCCGCTAGATTGGCTGACGGTGAATTCGTTGTTCCTGCTGATGTTGTATCACACTTAGGAAATGGCTCTACTGATGCGGGCGCAAAGCATTTATACAAAATGATGGACAAAGTAAGACAGGCTAGAACAGGTCGCAAGGCTCAAGGTAAACAAATTAGTGCAGGAGGTTATTTACCAGCATGATTGAAGTTAGATATGTTCCAGTAACTTACGCAGCCCAAAGTTGGGAAAACGTTGAAGAGCATATTAAATCAGCTTTAAAACATGGACATGGCGATTACACAATAGATCAAATTAAGTTGCTTGTATGCATGGGTCAATGGTTACTTTTAGTAGCAATTGATGAAGATTTAAAAGTACATGGAGCGGCAACAGTTTCATTTATTAATTATCCAAATGATCGTGTGGCTTTTGTAACATCAATTGGCGGTAAATTAATTTCTAATCAAGAAACGTTTAAACAGATGGTAGATATTTTAAAAAATCAGGGTGCAACAAAAATTCAAGGAATGGCTAGACCATCAATTGCTCGTTTATGGAGCAGATATGGATTTAAAGAGCGCACTACTTTAGTAGAAGTAAAAATTTAGGAGAAGCATATGGGCGGCGGCGGCGGCGGATCACCACAACCAACAAGTAGTACTACTCAAACTTCAAACATTCCAGAATACGCTCGTCCATACGTAGAGACAATGCTGGGCGCTACTCAGCAACAATTGTTTAATACTAGTACCGATGAAAGTGGTAATGTAAATATTACTGGAGTTAAGCCATATCAGCCATATAGCACCAACATGCAAGACTATGTTGCACCATTTAGTCCTATGCAACAAAAAGCACAACAAAGAGTAGCCGACATGACTCTTCCTAGCCAATATGGTCAAGGAACAGGTGCAGCTTTAATGGGCACAGCCCAAGCTTTAACTGCTGGTCAACGCTATGCTAACCAAGCTACGGATCCATATGCAATGCAAGGATACATGAAACCGTATCTTCAAAATGCTTTAAATCCTGCTTTAAATGAAATTAGTCGTCAATACGACATTACTGGCACTAAAGAAATGAGTGATGCTACTCGTTCTGGAGCGTTTGGTG